TCAACTGCATAGAATTTCGTATATTGTCGAAAAGTATTGCATAGTGGTGCGCTGTGCTGCCATTTTGCTGCCACTTATCAGGTTTAAAGGGTTAAGTTGAACCGCTTCTGTTAGGTGGTCTGGTGCGAAGTGAGCATACCGCATTGTCACCTTAATATCCGTATGTCCGAGGATGCGTTGTAAGACCAGAATATTGCCGCCGCCCATCATGAAATGGCTGGCAAAAGTATGGCGCAGAACATGTGAAAGTTGACCATCTGGAAGCTCGATTCCAGCGCGCTTTATTGCGCTCCTGAATGCTGAATAACATCCGGTAAAAAGCGGTTTGGAGGTTCTGTTTTTGGGTAGCAGCTCATAAAGTTCATCACTGATTGGAACCGTGCGGTTTTTCTTACCTTTCGTTTTGATGAAAGTGATCTTACCGGGGCTAATCTGCTTACCAGTTAAATTTTCAGCCTCTCCCCATCGTGCGCCGGTCGCAAGACAGATTTTAACGATAGTGGTTAAATCACCTGCTTTGCTTTTCTCGCATTCCTCAAGTAGACGTGTGGCCTCCTCGACGGTAAGCCAGGCCAATTCAATTTCTGCAATCTTAAATTCCCTGACGTTTTCCAGCGGGTTGGGTGCGGTCCAGTCATCAAGTCTTTTCAGCTCATTGAACATAGCTCGAAAGTAAGCTAGTTCGAGGTTTACCGTACGAGGGGTTACAGACTTCACACGGTCAGAACGAGTTATTTTTCCGCTTAACCGCTGTTCTCTATACGTAGAAAATAATTTAGCGTTGAATTCGGTTGCTAGGGGATCGCCCATGGCTAGACAGGCAAACTCCATGGCACTTTTGCGCTTTTCTCCATCGGCTAGTGTTACGCCATGTGCGTTGTACCAGGCTGTAACTAAATCCCTTACGCGCCGTTTATCGGTCTTTTCACCAAGCCAGGGTTTGTCTTGTGCCTTTTCCTTTTCATGGCGCTCAAATGCCAGGGCTTCACCCTTAGTGGCAAACTGGCGGCGAATGCGCCGCCCATTTCTGCCGTTTGGGAAGACTTGCGCCTGCCATTTTCCATTGCTTAATTTGCTGACAGCCATCATTTAACCCTGGCTTACTGAACGCATTAAGCTTTGCCAATGTTCTTCACTGAGGATTTTAAGAGAAGCACCTTTGTTATCTCGGTACTCTATTGCTTGTTCAATTTTTCTACCAAAACTCTGGAATTTCCAGTCTTTAGAGCTAAGCGCTCCGATGATGAGATAATCCAGATCTTGAGTGACGCGATCAGATATTTTGCACCCTAATTTTATTAAGTCAGCTTCACACTGGCGACGGGAACCGCATAGAAATTTCCCTGTAAGACATACTTTGCTATTTTCAGGGGTAAATGTGTCTATGAGATCTACTGGCGATGTTGTGGAATATCCGTCAACTATTCCATCAGAAATATTAGAACCAGTTAAAGCGGTAATCTCTTGCAATAACGAAATGCGCTCGTCTTCAGTGATGACCCCATCACTGAGAATTTCCCTGATCAATTCATATAAATGTTTTCCGGGGTAGTTATTTTTAAGAGAGGCATTCGTAGAGAGAAACCAGTTAAGATAGCTGATTTCCTCATTGCTAAGATGATAATCAGAAGCCAGTCCTTTGCATAACCCTTCCAGTAAATGCTTGTCAGAGTCAACTGAATAGAGGTCAATGTTTGGTGTGTCTATCAGTCCGCGCTGCATCTCAAGTAGCAATTCTTTTAAATCATCTAGTTCGTTTTGTTCCACGATACCATCAGAAAGAATGTCTGCAATCCTATCTCTAATGCAACCCACATAATAATTTTGCGAAATTATTTCAGATTCTAATAACCATGTATCAAGAAAAATCATTTCCTTTTCACTGACTTTTCCGTCGCATGTCATACCCTCGATAATATTTATAAGGTTTGCAATGGCCTTATCTCTATTATGCGAGTAGTTTAATGCGCTGAACTGACTCATTTTCAATCTCCTTATTCCATAAACTCAGTTTTGCTGATGACTTTACCTTGAACCTTTATTTCAGATACTGAACATTCAAATGATGCAGGGCCATTTTCTACTCGCAAGCGCCCGCCTGGGAGGCGGTACACCTGTTTGATACTCAAAAGCCCATCCAGCTCAATGAGCCATATTCCATCGGTGATCTCGCCTGTAAATTCTTCTGCTAGATAGTATGTGCTTTCGAACTTTACAAAGAACGGATCTGCTGCGTTTTGAGGCACGAGGTTAGAATCATAGGCAACCTGCGTGATGGAAGCGTAAACCCCATTTGTGATTTCTTTTAGTTGCAAAAGCAATGTTGCGTCAGAGCTTGAATCTGTAGTGAGTTTTCCTTGTCCAGTGGTAAGCCAAAGCATAGACACACCTGTATCAAGATGGCAGGCAATTAGCCAGTCATGCGGGAAAGTATCGCGCATCCAGCGGTTCGCCATGGTGCTTTGGGACACACCCAAATGATCACATAGAGCCTGTCTTGTACTGAATCCGTAGGCCTGAAGTATGCGTGTTATTGCATCTTTCCCACCATTTTGAGATGAAAAATTATAGGGAGAGATCGCCTTTGGGGTTTCTTTTGTGTTTGACATATTTGAAATGCGATCCTATCATCGGTTTTGTGGTGTTCGGAATAACTGCGAATAGTTCCGAATAGTGAAGTTTAAAACACAAACTGAGGAATAGTGCATCATGAAAAGCAATTTTTCAATGCGCCCCAGCATCAACCTTGTGGTGTCTGAACCATTCATCACACTGGATGAGTTCTGCCGCCGTACTGGTTACAAGCTTAGCTATGCCCGTCAGATGGTCCGCGAAGGTCGTTTACCTATCCGTAAAAAAGAAGGGGTAAACAGCCTTGTTGAAGTAAACATGTTTGCGTTGACGATGGAAGCAGCTCAAGGCTGTGAAATCGCAATGCAAGCCTGATAGTTCCATTTTGGGATATAGAGAGGCGCTTTACATGTTTGATTATAAGATTTCCAAACATCCGCACTTTGACGAAGCCTGCCGGACATTTGCGCTGCGTCACAACATGGCTAAGCTGGCAGAACGCGCAGGAATGAATGTCCAGACGCTGCGCAATAAGCTGAACCCAGAGCAACCGCATCAACTTACGCCGCCGGAGATCTGGCTGCTGACTGATATCACAGAAGACTCAACGCTGGTTGACGGTTTTCTGGCTCAAATCCATTGCCTGCCGTGTGTGCCATTGAATGAAGTGGCAAAAGAGAACCTGCCGCATTACGTCATGAGTGCAACTGCGGAGATTGGGCGAGTAGCTGCAGGCGCAGTATCCGGTGATGTAAAAACCAGTACGGGCCGCCGCGATGTTATCAACAGCATCAACTCTGTCACGCGCCTGATGGCACTCACCGCAGTTTCATTACATGCGCGTTTGCAGGCGAATCCGGCGATGGCAAGCGCAGTAGATACCGTGACGGGCCTCGGCGCTTCGTTCGGTCTGATCTGAGGTGGTTATGCTGACTAAAGAACCATCTTTTGCATCACTGCTTGTTAAGCTAAGTCCTGCAATGCACTGCGGTCATGGCTGGATTATGGGGAAGGATGGCAAGCGCTGGCACCCGTGCCGTTCTCAGGATGCGCTGCTGGCTGAACTGTCCACTAAAAAGCAGGGGAAACCATGGCTATTGAAGGGGATGCTGCGACTGTTCCGCTAAGCGCTGGCCTCCGCCTTAATGGGTTAAACCACATCGCGGAATTAAGGGCGAAAGTGTTTGGCTTAAATATTGATTCAGAACTGGAGCGCTTTCTTAGCGATATGCGGGACCAACGGGATATTAACCATGAACAGAATAAACGCGCACTAGCCGCAATCTTCTTTATGGCAAAGATTCCGGCGGAACGTCATAGCGTCAATGTTAGTGAGCTGACGACTGACGAAAAGCGGGAGCTGATTAAAGCAATGAACCATTTCCGTACAGTGGTGAGTTTATTTCCAAATCGGCTAGCCATGCCGAATTAATCCACAACCGAAATTAAAGGCGTAAACCCGCCGGGCATCTTATTGCCCAAATTCAGGAGAAACAACAATGCGAAATATTGAAACCCGAATCACCAAATCAGGACCAGATGATGCTGGCCTTAACCAGATGCTGACTGATGCACGCATGGAAGAACGCCGGGCACGTGCCGTGGCAATTGCAGCCCGTCTTGATAGCCTTGCCTGCCATATCACGTCACGCCAGCTTAACCACGTTGAAGCTGCGGAGCTGCTGCGTATTGCGGCTGAAAACATTCAGAACGAAGCGCAGGAGATCCACTGATGGCTGATTCAATGGACCTTGTACAGCAGCGTGTTGAAGAAGAACGCCAGCGCCACATCCACACCGCCCGCAACAGAACGCCGGGCGTTTCCCGTGTGCTTTGCATTGATTGCGATGCACCGATCCCGCCAGCTCACCGCCGCGCTATTCCGGGCGTGCAGTGTTGCGTCACCTGTCAGGAAATCGCAGAGCTGAAAGGCAAACACTACAATGGAGGTGCTGTATGAGCACCATCCTGAAATGGGCGGGCAATAAAACCGCCATCATGCCGGAACTGATTAAGCACCTTCCTGCTGGCCCGCGACTGGTTGAACCTTTCGCGGGTTCCTGTGCTGTGATGATGGCGACAGACTATCCTCATTATCTTGTCGCGGATATTAATCCAGACCTGATAAATCTTTATAAACATATTGCATTTGACTGCGATAAATTCATTTCAAATGCGAAAGGATTCTTTGCCAGCACTAATAGCGCAGAGTCTTATTACAACATCCGTCAGGACTTTAATCATTCTGCTGAAACCACCGATTTCTGGAAAGCTGTATTTTTCCTTTATCTTAATCGCCATGGTTATCGTGGGCTGTGCCGCTACAACTTGAGCGGTCATTTTAATGTCCCTTACGGTAATTATAAAAATCCGTATTTTCCTGAAAGTGAAATACGTGCTTTTGCAGAAAAGGCTCAACGCGCAACGTTTATCTGTGCCAGCTATGACGAAACGCTGGCGCTACTGCTGGCTGGTGATGTTGTTTATTGCGATCCGCCATACGATGGCACATTTAGCGGTTATCACACTGCCGGTTTTACAGAGGACGACCAGTATCATCTGGCGTCTATTCTTGAGCGCCGGTCATCAGAAGGTCATCCGGTTATCGTGTCCAACAGCGACACGTCCCTGACCCGTTCTATTTATCGTAACTTTACCCGCCATCGTATCACTGCAAAGCGCAGCATGGGTGTGGCTGCCGGTGATGGTAAATCTGCAGCAGAAATCATCGCCACGAAGTCAGTGTGCTGGTTCGGAGCTGATTTTGCCAGAGGTCCAGACCGTACCGTTGAGGTGCGCGTATGAATGCAATAGATCCGCGCTGCTTCGCTGCCAGCACCATCAATACCATCAGTATTTCAGGCGGCAAAGATAGTCTTGCACAGTGGCTAAGAGCTATTGAAAACGATGTTCCGCATATTTCTGTCTTTGCTGATACGGGTCATGAACACCCCCAGACGATGGAATATCTGGATTATCTGGAATCAAAGCTGGGCAAGGTTATTCGCGTTAAAGCTGATTTCACGCGTCAGATAGAAGGAAAACGTAAATTTATTGCTGAAAAGTGGCCCGTTTCTCTGGTTCAGGAATGCGGTATGTCGCCGGATGAGGCTGCAGAACGTATCCACCGGGCACTGGAAATCCTTAAACCAACCGGCAACCCGTTTCTTGATTTGTGCATGTGGAAAGGCCGTTTTCCTTCAACAAAGGTCCGTTTCTGCACGTTTGAGCTGAAACATGAGCCGGTGCGGACGCAGGTGATCGTCCCGGCTCTAGACGAATACGACGAGGTGATTAGCTGGCAGGGCGTCCGGGGACAGGAATCACCGGCGCGTGATCTGTTACCTGAGTGGGAGGAAGATGCAGACGATACACCGGGTTTGCATGTTTATCGTCCGATCCTCAACTGGCTGCATGAGGATGTGTTCGCCATTGCCAAACGCCATGGCATCAAGCCTAACCCACTTTATCTGCAGGGCTGCAGTCGTGTCGGTTGTATGCCATGTATTCATGCCCGCAAGTCCGAGCTTGCAGAGATTTTCCAGCGCTGGCCCGAAGAAATCAGCCGTGTGGCTGAATGGGAAAGAATGGTTGCGGAATGTTCACGTCGCGGCAATTCAACATTCTTTCCGTCCACACATGATCCGCGCCGGGCTGAAAAACGTATTGAGGTTATCACCGTTGATGCTTATGGCATTGAGTCTTACCGCGACTGGGCTTTAACCACTCGCGGCGGTGCGCAGTTCGATCTGCTGGCTGGCATGAACGATAAGGCAGTGTGCAGCAGTGTTTATGCCGGAGTCTGCGAGTGACGGAAATCAGTACAGGCCGCTTCGCCGCCCCATTTGTTACTGAAACTCCCGGCAGCGTTGAAAATGCTACCGGGCCTTATTCGTGGAATTTGCCCAGGAACGCAATTAACCCCTATCTGGACCCGGCGGAAATTGCGCCGGAGTCTGCGCTTTCAAACCTGATCGCTCTTTACGCTGCGGATAACGAGCAGGAGCAGTTGCGCCGTGAAGCGCTGAGTGATGAGGTCTGGGAACGCTATTTCTTCAATGAGTCCCGCGATCCTGTCCAGCGCGAAATGGAGCAGGATCGGCTGATTAGTCGTGCCAAAATGGCGCGCGAGCAGCAGCGTTTTAATCCCGATCTGGTCATTCTGGCTGACGTTAACGCCATGCCGACCCACATCAGCAAGCCTTTGCTGGAACGGATTAAATATTTCCATAGCCTGGGCAGGGCAAAGGCTTATTCCCGCTACCTGCGCGAAACCATCAGGCCGTGTCTTGAGCGGCTGGAGCGCGTGCGTGACAGTCAGGTGTCTGCGTCTTTCCGGTTCATGGCGAGCCATGACGGGCTGGAGGGGCTGCTGGTACTGCCTGAAATGAGTCAGGATCAGGTCAAGCGCCTTTCCACGCTGGTTGCGGCACATATGAGCATGTGTCTTGATGCGGCCTGCGGTGATTTGTTTGTCTGTGACGATGTTAAACCAGAAGAAATCCGCCAGGCATGGGAAAGGGTTGCCGCAGAAGCCATGCGCCTTGAGGTCATCCCACCCGCGTTTGAGCGGTTGCGCCGCAAAAAGCGCCGCCGCAAGCCGGTGCCTTATGAACTGATCCCACCGTCGCTGGCGCGTATGCTGTGCGCGGACTGGTGGTATCGCAAACTTTGGCAGATGCGCTGCGAGTGGCGGGAGGAACAACTGCGTGCCGTCTGCCTGGTCAACAAAAAAGCGTCCCCGTATGTCAGCTATGAAGCCGTGATCCACAAACGCGAGCAGCGCCGCAAATCGCTGGAGTTCTTCCGTTCGCATGAGCTGGTCAACGAAGACGGCGACACGCTGGACATGGAAGATGTGGTGAATGCCAGCAACAGCAACCCGGCACACCGCCGTAATGAAATGATGGCCTGTGTTAAGGGACTGGAGCTGATCGCGGAAATGCGCGGAGACTGTGCGGTGTTCTATACCATCACCTGCCCGTCACGCTTCCACGCAACCCTCAACAACGGCAGGCCAAATCCGAAGTGGACCAGCGCCACCGTCCGTCAGAGCAGTGACTATCTGGTTGATACCTTCGCCGCTTTCCGCAAGGCCATGCACAAGGCCGGGTTGCGCTGGTATGGCGTCCGTGTTGCAGAGCCGCACCATGACGGCACCGTGCACTGGCATCTTCTGTGCTTCATGCGCAAAAAAGACCGCCGTTCCATCACCGCACTGCTGCGTAAGTTTGCCATCCGTGAAGACCGCGAGGAGCTGGGCACCAATACAGGGCCGCGCTTCAAGTCTGAGCTTATCAACCCGCGCAAGGGCACGCCGACCAGCTATATCGCTAAATACATCAGCAAAAACATCGACGGGCGCGGGCTGGCTAAAGAAATCAGCAAAGAAACAGGCAGATCACTGCGTGACAGCGCCGAGCATGTCAGCGCCTGGGCGTCACTACACCGTGTCCAGCAATTTCGCTTCTTTGGTATTCCGGGGCGTCAGGCATACCGCGAGCTGCGCTTGCTGGCTGGTCAGGCGGCGAGAGTGCAGGGCGAACGCAAAGCGGGCGCGCCGGTACTGGATAATCCGCGTCTGGATGCGGTACTGGCGGCGGCTGATGCGGGCTGCTTTGCCACCTACATCATGAAGCAGGGCGGTGTGCTGGTTCCCCGCAAACATCACCTTGTCCGCACGGCCTACGAGCTTAACGAAGAACCGAGCGCCTACGGCGATCACGGTATCCGTATCTATGGCATCTGGTCCCCGATTGTAGAGGGCAAGATTTGCACGCACGCGGTGAAGTGGAAAAAGGTTCGTAAGACCGTTGACGTTCAGGAGGCGACAGCCGACCAGGGCGCTTGCGCCCCTTGGACTCGTGGCAATAACTGTCCCCCTGTTGAAAATCTGAACAAATCAGGAGGTGATTTACCCGATATTAAAACCATGGATGAGAAGGAGCTGCAGGAATATCTCCACAACATGGGCCAGAAGGAACGGCGGGAGCTTACCGCCAGGTTGAGACTGGTAAAACCGAAGCGGAAAACAGTATACAAACAGAATATTTCGGAGCAGCGGCGCCTGCAGCTTAAGGCAGAACTGAGTTCCAGAGGCTTTGATGCAAGCAATGCGGAAGTGGATCTGCTTTTGCGTGGTGGTAGCATCCCATCTGGAGCAGGGTTGCGCCTGTTTTATCGGGATCAACGTTTGCAAGAAGATGATAAATGGCGCCAGTGGTACTAAGGCGCCTTAGATTGAAGGGTTACAAGCCAGCCAGACTCTTGCCGCGAATGCGGGCAACTTCATACTTCAGTTCAGCCGCCTTGGCCTCGCAGAGCCTTAAGGATTTTAGCCATTGTTCTGTTGTAGGTTTACCAAATATGTCTTCCATTACTACAACCAAGTAAAGACAGCGGCCAGTGCCTAGTTCACCTGCAACCAGGCAGGCTGCGTTAGTTCCTGCCATAAGTTCAATACATGCTTTACGCATCGATTTATTCCTCATTCCGTTGTCTCTTGTAAAGCATCGCACTTGAGCCATCTGTTTGAAACATAAAAAAACAATTTACATTTGATGGGTAATTATATACTGTGTTTATATACAGTTGTTTTTGATTGGAGGGGAAAATGCAGGACTATTTTTTGGAGTCGTTGAAGCTCCAGCGCATTGATTTTTTTGTGAAGCTTGTAGCGGCTAGTGAGTGCGATGATGAAGAGAAGCGGCTTGCTATCCAGTGGGTTTCGGAGCTGACTGATGAGTTGATGGCGAAAATCCGTACTCATGAGTACAACCGCTCAATGGATCTCCCCAGTTAGGAATAGGAACGTTGCTGGCGTCTGAACTTGCTTCTGGCGTCAGCAAGGTTGAACAACGAGCTTTGCGAGGCGTTAGCTATGTAGTGCATGTCTATGCCGCATGAGATCGCATGATCGTTTGAGGATCGTTTTTGATAAGGCCCGCCAGAACTGGCGGGCTTTTGCTTATGTCATGCAGGTGCATGAAAACCACTACATAAAGTGGGCAGGCGTGGCGGGGATACGAGCGCGCGCTGTGCGTGGTTGTAAAAGGAAATTGTTTTCGGTATAACCACTTCCATTAGAAGGAGAATTTATGAAAATTTTTGCAATAGTCATTACATGTATACTGGCATTGATTGCAGGATTATGGCTTTATATGGATCCTGGTTTTGATTCTATTGTTGCATTTTTGGCTGCAGTTAGCGCTTTAGCTGGATTACTTATCACTACAAAAAATAAATATAATTCTATGAGTCAATCAGTTGGTGATAATTCAATTGGTGTCCAGGCTGGCGGTGATATTAAAATTGATTGTATAAATACAAGTGATAAAAAATAAGGAGGATATATGTTTAGTGATAAACAAAAGCAACAAATAGGTAATAATTCGTATGCAATTCAAGCTGGAAATAATGTAAATGTTTCAGGGATGTCGTTTTCCGAGGTTAGAGAACTATTCAACATTCTCTTCGAAAATCAGTTCCCAAAATTAAAAGATGTTGCTTATGCTGCAGCTCAAGAGAATGCAAAAGATTTTGAAGAGCGTGTCGTTTCGGATTTAACAAAAAACGTTGATAGATTGATTATTGATAAATTTTGCGATCCGGACGTTCAGGCTACATTGACTGAGGCATTAAAGTCATCAGCTAGGAAGGGAAAGAAAGCTAATATGGATGTGCTTTCTCAGTTGTTAGTTGAACGAGTCTCCAATAACAATGACGATTTTAGAGATATAGTTTTAACGGAGGCAGTTACTGTCGTTCCCAAGTTAACACAGCAACAAATATCACTTATAACGATAGTTTTTCTTCTCAAGAACGTTGAGATCAAAGATCCTGTTAATGGTGTTCGATTGGATTTGTTGGAGCGCAATTTTAGAAGTTTTGAATCAATGTATACTGATGGGTTTAATTTGTCTCAAGCCCAGATATATCACATTCAATATGCAGGGGCTTGTTCATGGAATACTTTTTTAGGGATAGATGTTGAAGACTATTTCATGAATAAATACCCGACTGATATAAAAGATAAGAGTGCGTATATTTCAAATCTTAAGTTAGTTGCCCCTCATGTGTCTGCATTTTTAGAAAAATTTTCAAAGAGCAACTATCAAGGAATTGAACTAACAAGTGTAGGGCAAGCAATTGCTCTAGCCGTTATTTCAAGATACGTAGGAAGATTGGATTATAATATTTGGTTAAAATAGGGCAGTATCTGCCCTGCTTTATTATAATTCATATGGTAGGAAAGAAATTATTTCATCACTCAACCATTCATTAATTTCTTTGATTCGCTTTTGTAGCGGTATCAACTCGTTGCGGACAAACACCTTACTCGCCTTTTCCACATCCCCGAACCCCCCAACATTACTCGGCATAATCCCCATCATCTGCGGCGGCACGCGGTGTGCTGCCATCATGTCATCGCGGCTCACGTTCTTGATATTCAGAAACTCATCCTTTGCTGCAACCTCCGACAGCGGGATGATCTGGATGCCGTCCTTTTTACCGTTGGGCGAATACATAAACAGGTTGCGGAAGTTGCCCGGACCTTTGGCACTTTTCATTGCCTGGCGGATATTGTTCACGTCCTCCTGATTCTGTGCTGCGTCGGTCATGTACATGATGAAGCCCGCATGGCTGCCGTTGATGTAATACTTCCGGCGGAACAGTGTTGCGGACTCGTTGAGCAGGGTTGACGGGATAGCGGAGAGATAGCCGGGCAGCCCGTAAATCTCCTGATTGATATCCGGCTCCATCAGATGGAAGACGTTGCCACGCGTAAATTCATAGGGTTGTGTGGTCAGGCCATACTGAACAAACCAGTAGGTGTCGAGATCCACGCCACGCCGTGTGTACTTCGCCAGTGCTGGCTCAAGTGAGAGAACGCCGCCGAGCCGGTTGGTGCGTTTTTCCAGATAGGCGTTACCGAACACCAGATAGTCCTGAACGAACCGGGAAAAAGCCTGCTGGCTGAGCAGGCGGTGCGGGATGTAGGTACTGCTGAGAATGTCACGCTTAACGGCAATCGGTGAGCTGTGATGCACGGCGGCGCGATAGGTTCGCGCCAGCCCGTCAAAGCTTACTGGCGGCTCATACCATCTGTCCATCTGTACGCATTCCACATAGTCCAGCAGCTCGCGGCGGTCCAGCACCGGGATTGGATCACCAAAGCTGAAAGCCTCGGCAGTTACGTCTGCGTTTTTAGGCGCCATATCTTCTGTTGGCGTTGTGCTGGTTAAGGCTTCGAGCTCACTCATCAAAAAATCTCCACAATGTTGCTGGTATTGGCGGATTCGCCCTGCAGCGGTTCGTTAAACAGTGCGTGCATCGTTGCCCAGGCCAAATCTGCGTGGCTGGCCTCTTCGCTGCGGCTGGCTTCATAGGTTGGACGGTTGCCGCTGGCGGTGGTGGCGCGGCGGATAGCCATAAAGGACTGCGCAATGTCGGTGTGCCCGGCGTCAAACTCCAGACGGCGGTGGCTGATAATGTCGTACGCCTTGAGCACCAGGGCATTTTTGACGTTAGGGTTGTAGACAAACTCCCGCACGGCAGGAAAGAACGCTTTTACGTTCTCATAAACACCGTGCCCGACGCCGGTCGAGTCGATGCCGATATAGGTCACGTTGTACTGCTGCGTCAGTTTTTTGATAGCATCAGCCTGGGCGCGAAAGTCCATCCCGCGCCACTGATGACGCTCCAGAATTCGGAACTTCCCGCCCGGTACAGTTGGCGGTGCCATAACCACGCAGCCTGCGCTGTCACCGTTCTGCGTACCTTTTGCCGGGTCATAACCGATCCACACTTCGCGCCAGCCAAACGGGCGCAGGGCCAGTGCATGAAAGTCGGTCCAGACTTCCCAGCTGTCCACCATGCACGCCTGCAGCTCGCTGAGCGGGAACACGGACGCGAGATCGTCCACGAACTCACACATCAGCAGGTTCTGGTATTCGTCCGGGCTGTACTCCATGCGCAGCTGGTCGAGGTCGAACAGGTTACAGCCGCCGCGTACTGCATCTTCCACGGTGACTATCTGGCGATATTGCCCGTCTGCACACAGCAGGCCGGGGGCCAGATTGCTGTGGGACAGGTCGATGTCCACCTTGTCGGCTTTGTTGCGTCCACGGTTGAACAGCGCACCGGACCAGAACGGATAAGCACTGTGGGTCAGGCTGGAGGGCGTGGAAAAATAGGTTTGTCGCCATTTCTTGTGAATAGCCATACCGGAAGCCACTTTGCGCAGTTCCTGGAATTTTGGTATCCAGAAATATTCATCTAGGTACAGATTACCGTGATAGCTCTGCGCCGTGCGGGCGTTGGTGCCGAGAAAGTACAAAGCTGCCCCATTGGGTAACACCATGGGATCGCCTTTCAGCTCAACATCCACCTCTTTTGCAAAGTCGATGATGTACTGCTTAAAGACGTGCGCCTGTGCCTTACTGGCAGAAAGGAAAATCTGGTTGCGTCCGGTCAGCAGGGCGTCAATCAATGCTTCACGGGCAAAATAAAACGTGGCGCCAATCTGGCGCGACTTGAGCAGGTTGCGGATGCGGTTTGTTTTCCCGGCTTCAAACCAGTGACGCTGATAGTCGAACATAGAGGCGTGGAAGACTTCTTCCAGCTTTTCGATCTGTTCATCAGTGAAAACATTCTTTTCCGGCTGACGGCGTGGGCCTTTGTTGCGGTTGGCGACGTTAGGGTTTAAGTCGCTTCGTTGCCGCCATTGTTAAACTTGCCGATCCGCGCGTGGCGCTCCGACTGGCGCGCCAGCAGGTCAATTTCTTTGAAATCTTTCCCTTCTTTATGCTCCTTCATAATGAGCTGGCAGTAGCGTGCGGCGGTGGTGAGCTGCATCTGATCCAGCGGCCCATAGTCACCCCACTTGTCGCGTTTCTTCCAGCTGTGAACGGTTGCAACTTTCTCGCCCAGCATTTCAGCAATGCGGGCTACGCGGTATCCCTGAAAGTACAGCAGCATGGCCTGCCGACGGGGATCGAGGTCTGCGGGTGTCAGTGTGGTGTTCATGGCACAAACCTACAGCCTTGAATGAAGGCTTTCCCCGCCTGCGGTTTGTGTGGTTGTCGGTACAAATACCGCGCATTGTTTCACTGCCCCCATCACCGCAACCATAAGGCTCCAGTAAGTTTTTTCTAACGGAGCACGGCTCATGACAGTGAAAGCAAAGCGTTTTCGCATCGGGGTGGAAGGTGCCACCACCGACGGACGCGAAATCCAGCGTGAATGGCTGGAACAGATGGCAGCCAGCTACAACCCGGCGGTGTACACCGCGCTGATTAACCTTGAGCACATCAAGTCTTATCTGCCGGACAGCACCTTTAATCGCTACGGCAAGGTGACGGCGCTGTTTGCTGAAGAAATCACGGAAGGTCCGCTGGCAGGCAAGATGGCGCTGTATGCCGACGTTGAGCCAACGGAGTCCCTGGTGGAGCTAGTGAAAAAAGGCCAGAAATTATTCACCTCTATGGAAGTCAGCCCGAAGTTTGCTGATACGGGCAAAGCCTACCTGGTCGGCTTGGCTGCTACTGATGACCCTGCCAGTCTGGGTACGGAAATGCTGACATTCAGCGCCAGTGCAGCCCATAACCCGCTGGCAAACCGCAAGCAGAATCCCGCCAATCTCTTTACCGCCGCAGAGGAAACGCTGATCGAACTGGAAGAAGTCCAGGACGAAAAGCCGTCCCTCTTTGCCCGCGTCACCGCGCTGTTCACCAAAAAAGAGCAGACCGACGATGCGCGATTCTCTGATGTGCATAAAGCCGTGGAGCTGGTCGCTACTGAGCAGCAGATCCTGAGCGAGCGCACTGATAAATCCCTGTCCGATCAGGACCAGCGTCTTTCTGAGCTGGAGTCCTCCCTGCAGGAGCAGCAGACCGCCTTTGCCGAGTTACAGCAGCGGCTGAGCCGCGAAGACAGCCGCAAGGATTACCGCCAGCGCGCGCCAGGCGGTGACGCACCGGCAGGCACCCTGACCAATTGCTGATGGAGCATAAAACCCGATGAAAAAGAAAACCCGCTTTGCCTTTAACGCTTACCTGCAGCAACTGGCGCGCCTGAACGGTGTGGAGGTTGAAGAACTCTCCAGCAAGTTCACCGTAGAGCCGTCTGTGCAGCAGACGCTGGAAGACCAGATCCAGCAGTCCGCCGCTTTCCTGACGCTGATTAACGTCACGCCAGTGACTGAGCAGTCTGGTCAGTTGCTGGGGCTGGGTGTTGGCAGCACCATTGCCGGAACCACTGACACCACCGCGAAAGAGCGTGAACCTGTCGATCCGACGCTGATGGTCGATGTGGAATACAAATGCGAACAGACCAACTTTGATACGGTGCTGACCTACGCAAAACTGGACCTGTGGGCGAAATTCCAGGACTTCCAGGTGCGTATCCGCAACGCCATCGTTAAACGTCAGGCGCTGGACCGCATCATGATCGGCTTTAACGGCGTGAAGCGCGCCAAAACCTCCAACCGTGCTGAAAACCCGCTGCTGCAGGACGTCAATAAAGGCTGGTTACAGAAAATCCGCGAAGACGCGCCGGATCATGTTATGGGCAGTAAAACCGCAGAAGACGGCACCACTACTGCGGAGCCGGTAAAAGTAGGTCCGGGTGGTAAGTATGTAAACCTTGACGCTGTGGTGATGGATGCCGTCAACGAGCTGATCGATGTGGAGTATCAGGATGATGACGAGCTGGTTGTTGTCTGTGGTCGTGAACTCCTGTCTGACAAGTATTTCCCGCTGGTCAACAAAGAGCAGGAAAACAGTGAAAAACTGGCTGCCGATATGATCATCAGTCAGAAACGTATGGGCGGCCTGCAGGCCGTGCGTGCGCCTTATTTTCCGGCAAATGCCCTGCTGATCACCCGTCTGGATAACCTGTCCATCTACTGGCAGGAAGATACCCGCCGCCGTTCTGTTATCGACAACCCGAAACGTGACCGGATTGAAAACTTTGAATCCGTCAACGAGGCGTATGTGGTCGAGGACTACCGCTGCGCGGCGCTGGTAGAAAACATCGAAATCGGTGATTTCAGCGCGCCTGCCGCACCGGAAGGTGGGGAATAACGCATGAGCCTGAGTCCCGCACGGCAGCACCGCCTGCGCATTCAGGCTGAACAGGCCGCCCGTGAGGGCGGTAGTGTTCGCCATGCGTCGGGCTATGACCTGATGCTGCTGCAGCTGGCAGAAGACCGCCGCCGCCTCAAGGGCGTCCAGTCCACGGTGAAAAAGGCGGAAATCAAGGTGGAACTGCTGCCGAAATATTCCGCCTGGGCGGAGGGCGTGCTGGCTGCCGGAGGTGCGCAGCAGGATGACGTGCTGATGTACGTGATGCTGTGGCGTATCGACGCCGGTGATTATGCCGGTGCGCTGGAAATCGGGCGCCATGCGCTGCGCCATGGCTGGGTGATGCCGCTGGGCAACCGTAACGTGCAGACCGTGCTGGCAGAAGAAATGGCAGACGCGGCGCAAAGCGCTCTGCTTGCCGCTGCCGGTTTTGATGCCGATCTGCTTCTGCAGACGCTGGAGCTGACCACCGATCTGGATATGCCGGACCAGTCGCGGGCGCGCCTGCATAAAGCCATCGGCGCTGTACTGAGCGAAAGCAACCCGGCGTCTGCCCTGAATCACCTTACCCATGCGCTGCAGCTTGATCCCCGCTGCGGTGTGAAAAAAGAAAAGCAGCAGCTGGAGCGCAGATTGCGCAATGACAGCCGCTAACGAACGTGCCCCGCGCACGGGCGGCACGGGATGGCGAAAGGCACTGCCACATCAAAATTCCGTCCACCGCCCACTTATTCAGGAGAAAGCCGCATGAAGTTTGTTGCGCCCGAACAGGCACCGGAACAGGCGGAGGTCATCAAAAATACGCCGTTCTGGCCTGATGTGGACCTGTCGGAATTTCGCAGTGTGATGCGCACTGACGGCACGGTGACGCAGCCGCGTTTAAAGCAGGTCGTGCTGACGGCAATTTCTGAGGTTAACGCTGAGCTGTTCGACTTCCGCAACCGTCAGCAGATGCTGGGCTGGCGGACACTTGCTGAGGTTCCCGCAGAAATGCTGGACGGCAAAAGCGAGCGTATCCGGCACTACCACAACGCCGTTTTTTGCTGGGCGCGCGCTGTGCTCAATGAGCGTTATCAGGACTATGACGCCACGGCGTCAGGCGTGAAGCGAGGGGAGGAGCTGGCGGAGGCCAGCGGCGATCTGTGGCGTGATGCCCGATGGGCTATCAGCCGGGTGCAGGATGCACCGCACTGTACGGTGGAGCTTATCTGATGAAAGTGCGTGCGCATCAGTATGACACGGTGGACGCGCTTTGCTGGCGTCATTACGGGCGCACGCAGGGGGTCACTGAGCAGGTTCTGCAGGCGAATCCGGGGCTGGCTGAGTACGGCCCATTTTTACCGCACGGGCTGCAGGTGGAGCTGCCGGACATTACGGCGTCAACCACGGCGCAGACCGTCCAGCTATGGGACTGAATTATGACGCTTGAACGAATCAGCGCCTTTATCACTTACTGCATTGCCGTGCTGCTGGCATGGCTGGGCGATCTGTCGCTCAAGGATGCGTCAACGGTTGGCGGCGTACTGATTGGTGTGCTGATGCTGGCTATCAACTGGTACTACAAACACCAGTCTTTCAAATTGTTACGTGGCGGCAAGATTTCGCGGGGGGAATATGAATCCTTCAATCGTTAAGCGCTGCCTTGTCGGGGCGGTGCTGGCTATCGCAGCCACGCTGCCCGGATTTCAGTCGCTTCATACCTCCGTTGAGGGGCTGAAACTGATCGCCGATTACGAGGGATGCCGCCTGCAGCCTTATCAGTGCAGCGCGGGCGTCTGGACTGACGGGATCGGCAATACGTCCGGTGTGGTGCCTGGAAAAACCATCACGGAACGGCAGGCGGCGCAGGGACTTATCACCAACGTGCTGCGCGTGGAGCGAGCACTGGATAAATGTGTGGTGCAGCCGATGCCGCAAAAGGTCTATGACGCTGTGGTGTCGTTTGCTTTCAACGTGGGCACCGGCAACGCCTGCAGCTCCACGCTGGTTAAGTTGCTGAACCAGCGGCGCTGGGCAGATGCCTGCCATCAGCTGCCGCGCTGGGTATATGTCAAAGGTGTGTTTAATCAGGGGCTGGACAACCGCCGCGCGCGGGAAATGGCCTGGTGCTTAAAAGGAGCATAACGGAATGAAAAAGAAAGTCATGAGCGTTTTTTTCCAGCTGGCATGGGCTGCGCTGTTGGTAATCAGCCTGCTATATCCGCGCAGCGGTGCGCCGGTTCTGGTTGGTGCGTCTGTCTGGGTGTCATGCTTCCTCGCCTGGCTGCTTGCTGCGCTGTGCGCTGTCGGGTGGTTCGCCGGAGATCGGGCGCGCGATGAGGTCAGGGCGGCATTAATCAAATTCAGGGCGCACCCCGTAAAACCCGTGCGTACATGGGCTATCAGGCTGCTTATTGTTCTGTGCCTGGCGTTTTCGGGATGGGTGATCACCCTGGTGTTTTACCTGCTGACGCTGGTTTTGTATCAGATTGCCCGCTCGCAGCTTCATGAGCCGATGGCGGCCTGATGCGTGCGCTGGCGGTAGTGCTGGCGCTGGCACTTGCGGCGCTGGGCTGGCAGTCGTGGCGGTTAAACAATGCCAGCCACACCATCGAAACGCAGGCGCGGCGCTGAAAAGCAAAACGCAGGAGCTGACGAAGAAAAACAGCCAGCTGATCGGCCTGTCCATTCTGACCGAAACCAACAGCCGGGAGCAGACGCGGCTTTATGCGGCAGCGGAACAGACCACCGCACTGCTGCGAAGCCGTCAGCGCCGGATCGAGGAACTGAAACGTGAAAACGAGGATTTGCGCCGCTGGGCTGACACTCCTTTGCCTGCTGACATTATCCGGCTGCGGGAGCGTCCGGCCCTCGCCGGAGGTGCAGCTTACCGTGAGTGGCTGTCCCAGAGTGACGCAGTGCCGCCTGGAAAGGTCAGCGCCGCGCAGTAACGGCGATCTGAATGCGGTGCTGGATGAAACCGAGGCCGCCTGGGCGGTCTGTGCTGACAAAGTGGACACAATTATTGCGTGTCAGGAGCGAGACAGTGAACAAACCGCAGTCCTTACGCAGCGCCCTGAATAAAGCGGTTGCCTATGTCCGGGACAACCCGGACAAGCTGCACCTTTTCGTTGATAACGGATCACTGGTGGCAACAGGAGCCAGTTCCATGTCATGGGAATACCGCTACACCCTGAACGTGGTGATCGAGGATTTCAGCGGCGACCAGAATCTGCTGATGGCCCCAGTCCTGCTGTGGCTCAGTACCAGCCAGCCGGACGCCATCAACAACCCGGATCTGCGCGAAAAACTGTTCACCTTTGAAGTGGATATTCTGCGAAACGATGTGTGCGATATCAGCATGAACCTGCAACTGACTGAGCGTGTGCTGGTCAGCACTGACGGCAGCGTGTCAAGCGTTGAAGCGGTGCCGGAGCCGGACGAACCCGAAGAAATGTGGACGGTGAAACGTGGATGAACTGCAGAGGGTGGATGACTGGCTGACGGCGCTACTGGCGAATCTGGAGCCTGCCGCGCGCAGCCGTATGATGCAGCAACTGGCGCAACAGCTGCGCCGGACGCAGCAGCAGAACATCAGGCTGCAGCGTAATCCTGACGGCAGCGGCTATGAGCCGCGCCGGGTGACTGCCCGCAGCAAGAAGGGACGCATCAAACGCCAGATGTTTGCAAAGCTTCGCACCACAAAATACCTGAAAACCACCGCCAGTGCGGACTCCGCCAGCGTGCAGTTTGATGGCAAGGTGCAGCGCATTGCCCGTGTTCACCATTACGGCCTGCGGGATCGCGTCAGCCGAAAAGGCCCGGAGGTCCGCTACGCAGAGCGCCGCCTGCTGGGCGTGAATGAAGAAGTGGAAACCGTCACCCGCGACACCCTGCTGCGCTGGCTGGCGGGGTGATCTTTGTGCCACTGCTGGCACAAGCGCCCGCGCTGCCTCCCTTTTCCCTCTGATGGCAACCTTTCGTTATGAATGCACAACTGACCGAAATTATGCGCCTTATCACCAACCTGATCCGCACCGGCACCGTGACCGAAGTGGACCGGGAAAACTGGCTGTGCCGGGTGAGAGTGGGCGAGCTTGAAACCAACTGGATTAACTGGCTGACGCTGCGTGCCGGTGGTGCCCGTACATGGTGGTGCCCGTCGCCGGATGAGCAGGTGGTGGTACTGAGCATGGGCGGCAATCTGGAAACTGCTTTTGCGTTGCCTGCCATCTACTCCAATCAGTTTGCGCCGCCGTCGGATTCCGTGGACGGCTGCGTGACGGAGTACCCGGACGGGGGCTGGTTTGAGTATGAACCCGCCACCGGGCGGTGGCATGTCCGGGGCATCAAATCCATGGTGATCGAGGCGGCGGACAATATCACCCTCAAAACCGGTGAGTTTGTGGTGGAGGCAGACACCACACGCATTAACAGCGAGATGGTGATCAATGGCGGCGTCACCCAGGGCGGCGGCGCAATGAGTTCTAACGGGGTCGTGATGGATAAACACGGTCACACTGGCGTTAAGTCAGGCGGGGATACATCGGGAGGTCCGGTATGACGTTGTATATCGGTATGAACAGGAATGACGGACAGGCCATTGCAGATACAGACCATCTGCGCCAGTCGGTGCGGGATATTCTGCTGACGCCGCAGGGCAGTCGTCTTGCTCGCCGGGAATATGGTTCCCTGCTGTCAGCCCTGATTGACCAGCCGCAGAACCCGGCACTGCGCCTGCAGATTATGTCTGCAGTCTATGTGGCGCTGAACCGCTGGGAGCCGCGCCTTACGCTGGACTCCATCACCATCAACGGCAATTTTGACGGCTCTATGGTGGTTGAGCTTACCGGGCAGCGCAACAACGGCGCGCCGGTTTCACTTTCGGTAACTACAGGAGCAGACAATGGCAGTGATTGACCTTTCCCGGCTGCCCGCGCCGCAGATAGTGGACGTGCCGGATTTTGAGACGCTGCTGGCTGAGCGCAAGGCCGCTTTTGTGGCTCTTTATCCTGTGGATGAACAGGACGCGGTGCGGCGCACGCTGGCGCTGGAATCTGAACCCGTCACCAAGCTGCTGCAGGAAAGCACATACCGCGAAATCCTGCTGCGCCAGCGTATTAACGAGGCTGCGCAGGCGGTGATGGTGGCCTATTCGATGGGAAATGATCTTGAGCAGCTGGCAGCCAACTGCAACGTGAAACGCCTGACGGTAGTGCCTGCTGATAATGATGCAGTACCGCCGGTCGCCGCAGTGATGGAAGATGATGAGGCGCTACGCCAGCGCATCCCTGCTGCGTTTGAGGGGTTGTCGGTTGCTGGCCCGACGGGAGCCTATGAATTTCACGCCAGAAGTGCGGACGGACGTGTGGCAGATGCCAGCGCAACCAGTCCGGCTCCTGCAGAGGTGGTACTTACCGTGCTGAGCCGGGAGGGTGACGGTACAGCAGTAAAAGACCTGCTGGATGTGGTTGAAAAAGCCCTGAACAGTGAGAGTGTACGCCCGGTGGCTGACCGTCTGACGGTTCGTAGTGCGGAGATCATACCGTACCGGGTGGAGGCTACCATTTTTCTTTATCCGGGGCCGGAAGCGGAGCCTGTTATGGCGGCGGCAAAAGCCAGCCTGCAGAAGTACATCGCCAGTCAGACGAGGCTGGGACGTGATATCCGCCGCAGCGCCATTTATGCCGCGCTGCACGTGGAGGGCGTCCAGCGTGTGGAGCTGACGTCCCCTCTGGAGGATGTGGTGCTGGATAAGACGCAGGCGGCATCCTGTACTGAATGGAGCGTTACCAACGGGGGCACGGATGAATAGTCTGTTGCCGCCGGGTTCGTCGCCGCTTGAGCGCCGACTGGCGCAGACCTGCAGCGGGATTTCCGATCTGCAGGTATCGCTGCGTGATTTGTGGAACCCGGCAACCTGCCCGATCAGATTCCTGCCTTATCTGGCCTGGGCGTTTTCTGTTGACCGCTGGGATGAGAGCTGGACAGAAAGCGTCAAGCGCCGCGTTGTGCAGGACGCTTTTTATATCCATCAGCACAAGGGAACAACCAGCGCCGTGCGGCGCGTGGTGGAGCCGTTCGGCTTCCTGATCCGCATCATTGAGTGGTGGCAGACCGGCGAAACGCCGGGGACGTTCCGTCTGGATATTGGCGTACAGGATCATGGTATCACCGAAGACACCTATCTGGAGCTGGAGCGCCTGATAAGCGATGCCAAACCATGCAGCCGCCACATGACAGGTATGTCTATTAATATGCAGACCAGCGGCCCTTACTGGGTTGGCGCAGCCAGCTACCTTGGCGAAGAAATCACGGTGTATCCGTATATCAATGAAACGATTGTTTCCGGCGGCACCGCACATGAAGGCGGGGCAGTCCATGTTATTGACACAATGAGAGTGAATCCATGAGCGCAAAATTTTATACCCTGCTGACGGAGATCGGCGCGGCGAAACTGGCAAGCGCCGCCGCGCTCGGTGTCCCGCTGAAAATTACCCATATGGCGGTGGGCGACGGTGGCGGTGTGCTGCCCACACCCAGCGCGCAACAGACCGCGTTAGTTGCTGAGAAGCGTCGAGCAGCGCTGAATATGCTGTATATCGACCCGCAGAACAGCAGCCAGATTATTGCTGAGCAAGTGATCCCGGAAACTGAGGGGGGATGGTGGATTCGTGAGGTCGGCCTGTTTGATGAAACCGGCGCACTGATCGCCGTGGGTAACTGCCCTGAGAGCTACAAGCCGCAGCTGACAGAAGGGAGCGGACGTACGCAGACCGTACGCATGGTACTGATTACCAGTAGCACCGATAACATCACCCTGAAAATTGACCCTGCAGTAGTGCTGGCAACCCGTAAATATGTAGATGATAAGGCGCTGGAGCTGAAGGTATATGTAGACGACCTGATGGCAAAGCATCTTGCTGCACCGGACCCGCATTCACAGTATGTGCAGAAGGACAGCCCGACACTCACAGGGATTCCAAAGGTACCGACGCCAGCGGCGGGTAACAGCACTAAACAGATTGCAAACACGGAATTTGTGGCATCGTCTATCGCGGCAATGGTGGATTCTGCGCCTGCAGCACTGGATACGCTGAACGAGCTGGCAGCGGCTCTGGGGAATGACCCGAACTTTGCCACGACGATGATAAACGCTCTGGCTGGAAAGCAACCGCTGGACAATACACTGACGAATTTAAGCGGAAAAGATGTCGCCGGTCTTCTCACATACCTCGGTTTAGGCGAAACGATAAATCTGGCAAAAAATGCCGTCCCGGCGACACGGCGGGTTAACAGTAAACCACTGACCGGTGATATCACTTTGTGGGCGTCAGATGTGGGGGCCATTTCCGCCGATGCTGTTGGAGAAATTACCGATAACGGCACGATGGCATCAGCTAATACACCTGGATGGTGGCGGGTGTCAGTGTCCAACTCTGACTCAGTTGCTGATTTTCCCACCTATCCGGATGGCAGTAAGCTGTACAGCTATGGATATCTGTTTGTTGAGAAAATCGGGGAAGTCTGGTTTCAGCACTATTACGCGCATATGGGCGCGAACGCAAAGCGCCAGGACTGGGGAACTGTACCGAATACCAGCCGCCCGTGGATTGTTGACTACAACACAGCTAATAAACCCACAGCAAATGACGTTCAGGCGCTGCCCATTGCCGGAGGGCGTCTTAACGGTCCGTTAGGCATTGGTACTGATAATGAGCTGGGTGGTAATTCGATTGTGCTCGGTGATAACGACACAGGAATTAAGCAAAACGGCGATGGCGTGCTTGATATTTACGCGAACTCCGCACATGTGCTCCGTTTTATCAGTAGCCTTGTAGAGTGCATGACTAACCTGAAAGTAAACGGAAACGCTGTAGCCACAGGCGAAGTACAGGCAGGAAATGGCTCATCGCGCATGACTAATAACGGCGACATCTTTGGTTCTGTCTGGAACGGATGGCTAAGTACACATCTGAATAATAATCTCGTCGCAGATGTTCAGTTAGGGGCGGGTACTTCAGTTTCCACGTGGGATAAGGCAGGGTCATGGCCTAATACCCCCGGATATGTAGTTACCTCCGTCTGGAAAGATGCAAACGGCATTAATATCGACGGTATTGATTATGCACCTTTACAAAAAAGATTCGGGAGTCAGTGGTATACCGTGCAAGGGGGGACGGCATAATGAAAAAACATCAGGATATTAAAAATTTCAGACTTATTGACACACCAGTAAACAGGGGGGAAACGCAGCCAGAAATAAATATAGGTGCATATTTTCTGGAGTCGGAAGACGGACAGGACTGGTATGAATGTCAGTCATTGTTTTCGGATGATACTGCAAAAATCATGTACGACCATGAGGGGGTTATCTGGGGCGTTGTTAATAAGCCAGTCCCGCAACGGGGAAACACATATGCTGTATCAATGTTGTGGCCGGTTAATATGTCTGTTGCGGAAATAGACGCTGCTGACTGTCCTGACGACTGCCGGGGTGATGGCTCATGGTTGTACAGAGATGGCAAGGTTTTACCCGTTCCGGTGGATTATCAGGCTAAGGCCGAAACCACCCGACAGAAACTACTGGATGCCGCTAACAGCGCCATTGCCGACTGGCGAACCGAACTGGCGTTGGGTGAAATCAGTGACGACGATAAGGCCAGCCTGACTAAATGGATGGCGTATATCAGGGAGCTTAAATCACTGGTTTTAACAGGCATTTCAGACGAGGCCACCTTTAATAAAATACAGTGGCCTGTATTACCACAATAATAATTAATGACTGGCCGGTTTCTCCGGCCAGTCAGGGGCAGATGTATCCACCCGACTGACCAGAACGCTGTATTGTTCCCATGCTACCAGTCGCTGTTGCTCCTCATCGGTGACGATACCCAGCTTTACTGCCCGCGCCAGCGGCGTAATAACGGTCTCGGCCTCTTCGAGCAGTTTTACCTTTTTCGCTTCTACTTGCTGGCGCAGTTCTTCCGGTGTATAAACCCGCCTAATTATCTGCTCACGTTCGCCATCATACATCCAGCGTCCTGACACATCTGCCCGGCGATTAGCTGTGATATCCGGTAATTCAACAACGCTGCGCCCTTCAGGATTTATTTTCGACGCATCTTTATTGATTGCCACAATTATATTACTTTTGTCGTAGGCAACTTTTAGCGTGTCTGCTGCAAAATTTTTCTGTTCCTCATACCAGTTTTTACCTTTTTCATCATACAGCCAAACCACACCAAATTTTTTAGTGAGTTGATACTGATCAGGCGTTTTTGGATTACCGGCTACGATATTTTTTAGATGCATCATAATTAAACACTCGTCACGTTATACCACTGGTTGCCAATCAATTTTTGCATTGGACGTCTTCCGAGACCGTCAATAATCTCATCACTATTGCCGTTAGTTGCCGCTGTCAGTACATAACCAGGTGTATCACTGAATCCCGGGCCCATCCATGCCTGTCCAGATTCATAACTACCCAGACGGAAATCCTGCACGTAACGGCTGTCAAAGTTGGAATAGCTATTTGGTTCCATCTGACCATTTACTCTGAACGAAATACTGCCATCTGTATTTCGCTGGCTGTAGAACTGCCATCCCTGATCGTCGTCCAGTTCAATTACTGTGGGCCTGTCTGCACCACCCCATAAATTAAACGTGGCTGTCATTGTCGAATTATTATTACTCGTCAGTGACAGCCTTTTCCCGTCACCTGCTCGTATGCCACCATTAGTGAGAACATCTACTGACATGTGCAGCCCGGAATTGTCGATATAACCGACCCGGGCATTATTGGCGTAAATCCCCAGAACGCCGTCGCCATCCTGTTTAAACCCGGTATCGTTATCACCGAGCACAATCGAATTGCCGCCCAGCGCATTGTCAGTACCAATACCCAGCGGGCCGTTAAGCCGCCCCCCTGTAATCGGCAATGCACCCACATCACCGGCTGATGGTTTATTTGCGGTGTTGAAATCGCGTCGCCATCCGGGAGCATATCCATCGCCGTGATTGATATAAGTGAATTGGGCACTGGCAACTCCTCCACCTGACGTTGTGGTGGGCGTTGTCACCCGAATGGTAATTGCACCGCCCCCCCCCCATAACCTCCACAACAGCGCCTGCGAGACAGATATTACCGCACCCTGTATCTGTGATGACTTTGTTACCTGCATAATCCCATGACCCTTTACACATCCAGTAAGGGTGATTGAATGCGCCACAATTCTCCAGCCAAGCGATAAACTCCACCGTGGTCCACGGATTAGCATCACCGCCGACAGTAACCCCACCACTGAACGCCAGCGCTGCACTGATATTCTGTGCAAATAACCCCTTGTCAGGAATATCGCCGCCGTTCTGGTCTTTTTGCAGTGTACCCGCAGCGAGATTTATCGTTTCGCCTAAACCGAGGTTTATGAAAATGCAGAAAACGGTCGTAAATGGCATGATGCCAGCCTTTTGCGAGGGGGCCTGTTGTGCAAATTGGCTATGTACGGGTGTCAACAAATGACCAGAACACTGATTTACAGCGAAACGCGCTGAAGTGCGCAGGATGTGAACTGATTTTTGAAGACAAAATAAGCGGGACCAAAGCAGAAAGGCCCGGATTAAAAAAGTTGCTCAGGACGTTATCAGAAGGGGACACACTGGTTGTATGGAAGCTTGATCGCCTGGGTCGCAGTATGCGTCATCTGGTCGTTCTGGTAGAGGAGCTACGGGAGCGTGGCATTAATTTCCGCAGTCTTACGGATAGCATAGATACTTCCACACCAATGGGGCGTTTCTTTTTCCACATCATGGGCGCACTCGCTGAAATGGAGAGGGAATTAATTGTGGAAAGAACCCGCGCCGGACTTGCCGCAGCGAGGGCGCAAGGGCGAATCGGTGGCAGGCGTCCAAAGCTCACTCCGGGGCAATGGGAGCAGGCCGGACGGTTGCTTGCCGCCGGTGAAACTCGTCATCGTGTTGGATTACTTTTTGATGTTAGCATTTCCACTCTTTACAAGAAATTCCCTGTAAATCAGTCGCGTTGAAAGTGGCGATATTGTACCAGCACTGACACATCGTGAAATACGTGCGCCGCACGCCTGGCAACCAGAACATAAGGTATCCCTGTCAACCGGAGAGACTGCCTTATGGCTCAGGATTACCACCACGGGGTGCGCGTTGTTGAAATCAACGAGGGCACCCGACCTATTACCACGGTGAGCACTGCCATCGTGGGCATGGTCTGCACCGGCGATGATGCTGATGCGTCCGTGTTCCCCCTCAATAAGCCGGTCCTGCTGACTGATGTGCTCACCGCCAGCGGTAAAGCGGGGGAGTCCGGCACGCTGGCCCGCTCGCTGGACGCGATTGCCGACCAGTCAAAACCCGTGACGGTTGTTGTGCGCGTGGCGCAGGGCGAAACCGAAGCGGAAACCACCTCCAATATTATCGGTGGCGTTACGTCCGACGGTAAAAAAACGGGGATGAAAGCGCTGCTTTCTGCGCAGTCGCAGCTGAAAGTTAAGCCGCGCATTCTCGGTGTGCCTGGGCACGACACGCAGGCGGTTGCCACTGAGCTGCTGAGCGTAGCGCAGAGCCTGCGAGGGTTTGCCTACCTGTCCGCCTATGGTTGTAAGACGGTGGAGGAAGCCATTGCATACCGGGACAATTTCAGCCAGCGAGAGGGGATGCTGATCTGGCCTGATTTCATCAACTTTGACACCGTTCTGAAAGCCGATGCAACGGCTTACGCTTCCGCACGTGCGCTCGGTCTGCGTGCCAAAATTGACGAACAGACCGGATGGCACAAAACCCTGTCCAACGTGGGTGTGAATGGCGTCACCGGTATTTCCGCTGATGTATTCTGGGATCTGCAGGACCCGGCAACGGACGCGGGACTGCTGAACCAGAATGACGTCACCACGCTGATCTGCAAAGACGGCTTCCGCTTCTGGGGTTCCCGCTGCCTCAGTGACGATCCATTGTTTGCGTTTGAGAACTACACCCGCACGGCGCAGGTGCTGGCTGACACGATTGCAGAGGGGCATATGTGGGCGGTGGATAAGCCACTGAATCCGTCACTGGCCCGCGACATTATCGAAGGTATCCGCGCCAAATTACGCAGCCTGGTGAATCAGGGATACCTCATCGGGGCGGACTGCTGGCTGGATGAGTCAGTGAACGATAAAGACTCCCTGAAAGCCGGGAAACTCACCATCGACTACGACTACACGCCTGTGCCGCCGCTTGAAAATCTGATGCTGCGCCAGCGCATCACCGATCGCTACCTGGTCGATTTTGCCAGCCGTGTCAGTGCATAAGGGGGATACATGGCATTACCACGCAAGTTAAAACACCTGAACCTGTTCAACGACGGGAACAACTGGCAGGGGATCGTTGAGTCCCTGACCCTGCCGAAATTCACCCGCAAGTTTGAGAAGTATCGCGGCGGCGGTATGCCGGGCGCGGTGGACGTAGACATGGGGCTGGATGACGGCGCACTGGACACGGAATTTTCAATCGGCGGCACCGAACTGCTGTTATTCAAGCAGATGGGCAAGGCAACCGTTGACGGCATCCAGCTGCGTTTCACCGGTTCCATTCAGCGTGATGATACCGGCGAAGTGCAGGCCGTTGAGCTGGTTGTGCGCGGGCGTCATAAAGAGGTGGATTCCGGCGAGTGGAAAACCGGCGAGAGCAGCAGCACCAAGGTCAGCAGCACCAACAGCTACGCGAAGCTGACTATTAACGGCGAGGTGCTCTATGAGGTCGATCTGGTCAACATGGTTGAAATCGTTGACGGCGTGGACCTGATGGAAGAACACCGTAACGCCCTCGGCCTCTGATTAACCTTAACGGCGCGGGCAGCCGCGCCAGTAGTTTATTAACAGGAAACGAACATGAGCGACAAACTGACTGAAAAGACCGTAAAACTGGATACCCCCATCATGCGCGGTAAAACTGAAATTACCGAAATTGTGCTGCGTAAGCCGCAGTCCGGCGCACTGCGTGGCACCCGTCTGCAGGCCATTATGGATATGGACGTGGGCGCGATGATGACTGTGATCCCGCGAATCTCCTCCCCGACGCTGACCGCGCAGGAAATGGCAGAGCTGGACCCCGCCGATCTGACAGCAATGGCTGTAGAGGTGGTTACTTTTTTGTTGCCGAAGTCGGTGCTTGCCGATTTGCCGACAACCTGACGGTTGATGATCTGGTGGCAGATATTGCCACCATCTTTCACTGGTCGCCGTCCATCACTGACGTTATGCCGCTGACTGATGTGCTGGAGTGGCGGCATAAGGCAATTCAGAGAAGCGGGGCCAGCGATGAGTGATAATAACCTGCGACTGCAGGTAGTTCTGGGGGCGGTGGATAAGTTAACCCGCCCATTTAAAAATGCACAGGCTGGCTCTAAGGAGCTGGCATCAGCTATTCGACAAACCCGCGATCAGATTAAAAAGCTGAGTGATGCTGGAGGTCAGCTTAAATCTTTCGATCAGCTAACTCAAAGTGTTAGCCGTACTGGTGCCGAACTGGATCAGGCGAGGCTACGCGCTCAAATGATGACGCGCGAAATGTCTTCTTTGGAATCCCCGACAAAAAAACAAACGCAGGCGCTTGAAGCTCAGTGGCGTGCTGTTTCACGTCTTGAACAAAAACAGCAACAGGAAACTCGCCAGATGGCGGCAGCCAGGGCTGAGCTTTATCGGCTGGGGTTATCTGCTGGGGGCGGAGCACGTGAGACGGCACGGATTGCACGAGAAACTGAGCGGTATAACCGACAGTTGGCTGAGCAGGAGCGCAGGCTGCGTGAAGTTGGCGAGCGTCAGCGAAAGCTCAACGCCATCAAAGCCAAGGCTGAAAAGACCCGCGAGTTAAGGAACTCTCTGGCAGGTAATGGTGCAGGGGCGATGGCGGCTGGGGTAACTACTGGCATGACGTTGCTGGCTCCAGTAAAAGCCTATTCAGAATCAGAAAATGCAGCGAATCAGCTCGCCGGTTCAATGATGGGGCCGGGCGGAAAGGTAGCGCCTGAATTTGAAAAAATTAACCGGCTTGCAGTTGCTTTGGGCGATAAGCTGCCGGGAACAACAGCCGACTTTCAGAACATGATGACTATGCTACGCCGTCAGGGTATGTCGGCGCAGGTCATCCTGGGCGGCTTGGGAGAGTCAGCAGCTTATCTTGGCGTGCAGTTACAGATGGCTCCCACTGCAGCAGCTGAGTTTGCGGCTAAGTTACAAGATGCTACTCAGACCTCCGAAAAAGACATGATGAATCTGATGGACGTGATCCAGAAAGGATTCTACGCCGGGGTAGATTCAGGAAATATGCTGCAGGGGTTCTCAAAAATCAGCAGCGCGATGGATATTATTCATAAAAAGGGATTGGACGCGGCTAAGACATTTGCTCCTCTATTAGTTATGGCTGATCAGGCTGGTATGGCTGGAGAGTCAGCTGGTAATGCCTACCGAAAAGTATTTCAGTCCGTCATGAATACGGAAAAAGTGAAGGATGCTAATGATGAACTAAAAGGCACTGGCGTTAAGTTCGATTTTACGGATGGCAAGGGGGAGTTTGGCGGGCTGGAGAAAATGTACACGCAGTTAGCTCAACTCCAAAAGCTTAATACTGAGAAAAGGTTAGCTACTCTAAAAGGTATTTTTGGGGATGATGCGGAAACGCTGCAGGTGCTAAATATTATGATTACCAAAGGCATCTCAGGCTATCGTGAAACGGCTTCAAAGTTACAAAATCAGGCTTCTCTACGCGAGCGTGTTGATGCCTCTTTGAATACTCTTGGTAATAAATGGGAAGCCGCTACAGGTTCCTTTACCAATGCTATGGCTAGTATTGGTGAAACAGTTGCCCCAGCATTAAAGAAGCTGGCTGACTGGTTGGGTGAACTGGCTTCGCGTCTGGATGGTTTTGTTAAACGACACCCACAATTGACCTCTGCGCTGTTTAAGCTGGCAGCTGGCTTTGCCATTGTTGCAACCGCCGCTGGGGGTGTTTCACTGGCGCTGGCGTCCGTGTTAGGGCCGATGGCAGTAGTGCGAATGAGCGCGGGGGTGATGGGGCTAAAATTTTCATCTGCATTTGGTCTTATTGGGAAAGCAATCAGTTCTGTTGGCAAGTCAGTTATATGGCTGGGCCGATTGATGTTTGCAAATCCTATACTGGCCGTCATTGGGCTGATCGCCGCTGGTGCAATTTATATCTGGCAGAACTGGGACACGCTTGGGCCAAAATTCAAGGCAATGTGGGATGCCGTATGTAATGCCACAAATACGGCATGGGATTGGATTAAAGAGAAGGCCAGCGCCGCATGGGAGGGGATTAAGTCACTGTTCTTTAATTATACCTTGCCGGGATTAATAGCTAAAAATTGGGATGCTATAAAAACTGGCGTTTCTGAAGCGTGGGCCAATATCAGACAATCTATTAGTGATAAATGGAATTCGATCCTGGCTGATGTTGCCGCGCTTCCTGCGAAGTTTCAGGACATGGGCAGCGCCATTATTGACAGCATTCTCGATGGAATTAATGCCAAATGGGAGGCACTCAAAAGCAAGCTTTCCTCAGTCACCGATTATCTGCCTGACTGGATGACCGGAAATAATAAAACACAAGACAAAGCACAGGTGCAGGTGGTTGGTGGAGCAGCGGCTGCTGCCGTTCCGTTTGCCGGGATGTATGACAGTGGTGGGATTATTCCGCGCGGTCAGTTCGGTATTGTTGGGGAGAACGGTCCTGAAATTGTGAACGGCCCCGCAAATGTGACCAGCAGACGGCGCACTGCTGTGCTGGCTTCCGTCGTTGCAGGCGTGATGGGGGTAGCTGCTACACCTGCAGAAGCGGCTCCGCTTCATCCGTTCAGCCTGCCTGCGAGGGCATACCAGACACAATCTGTTAAGGCTGACAGCCAGCCGTCAATTATTCGTTATGAGATAAATGCGCCCATTCATATCGTCGCGCAGCCGGGACAGAGTACGCAGGATATTGCCCGTGAAGTGGCACGGCAGCTTGACGAGCGGGAACGCCGGGCCAGGGCAAAAGCGCGCAGCAATTTCAGCGATCAGGGGGGGTATGAATCATGATGATGGTGCTGGGTTTATATGTATTTATGTTGCGCACTGTCCCTTATCAGGAGCTGCAGTATCAGCGCAGCTGGCGACATGCAGCCAACAGCCGGGTGAACCGCCGCCCGTCAACGCAGTTTCTTGGCCCGGATAATGATTCACTGGCACTGTCAGGGGTTCTGCTGCCGGAAGTGACCGGAGGCAGGCTGTCATTGCTGGCGCTGGAGTTGATGGCAGAGCAGGGCAAAGCCTGGCCTTTAATTGAAGGCAGCGGAACCATTTACGGCATGTTTGTTATTGAAAGTCTGAGCCAGACAAAGACGGAGTTTTTTGCCAGTGGAATGCCCAGGCGCATTGAGTTTACGATCACCCTCAAACGGGTTGATGAATCGCTGTCTGACATGTTCGGGAGCCTGAGTGACCAGCTCAGCAACCTGCAGGACTCTGCTGCCTCTGCGATTGGGGGGATTAAGAACACGGTAGGAGGATTGCTGCAGTGAACGTTAATTCTGATCTTCTGAATCTGAACAGCAAAAGCCCGGCTTTCAGTATCGTCATTGAAGGTAAGGACGTGACGACCGTGCTGGATACCCGCCTGATGAGTCTGACGCTGACGGATAACCGGGGCTTTGAAGCGGACCAGCTTGATCTGGAGCTGGACGACGCCGACGGGCTGATCGCCCTGCCGCGACGTGGGGCTGTGATTCAGTTGGCGCTGGGCTGGAAAGGCCAGCCGCTTTTCCCTAAAGGGGCTTTTACTGTGGATGAAATTGAACACAGCGGTGCCCCTGACCGGCTGACCATCCGGGCGCGTAGCGCAGATTTCCGTGAAACCCTCAATACACGGCGCGAAAAATCATGGCATCAGACAACGGTGGGGGAGGTGGTAAAGGAAATAGCCGCCCGGCATAACCTCAAAATGGCGCTGGGTAAAGACCTGACGGATAAGGCGCTGGATCATCTGGACCAGACCAATGAAAGCGATGCAAGTTTTCTGATGAAACTGGCGAGACAGTATGGGGCGATTGCTTCCGTTAAGGACGGGAATCTGCTGTTTATCCGGCAGGGACAGGGAAGAACGGCGAGCGGCAAGCCGCTGCCGGTTATCACCATCACGCGCAAAGCCGGTGACGGTCATCGGTTCACCCTTACTGATCGTGGTGCCTATACCGGTGTTATTGCCAGCTGGTTGCATACGCGTGAACCCAGGAAAAAAGAGACAACCAGTGTTAAGCGTCGTCGAAAGAAAACCACCACACCCAAAGAGCCGGAAGCAAAACAGGGCGATTATCTGGTGGGAACGGATGAAAACGTGCTGGTTCTTAATCGTACCTACGCCAACCGGAGCAATGCAGAGCGCGCAGCAAAAATGCAGTGGGAACGTCTGCAGCGTGGGGTTGCTTCATTTTCCCTGCAGCTCGCTGAGGGGCGGGCTGATCTCTATACGGAAATGCCGGTGAAGGTTACAGGGTTTAAGCAGCCGATCGATGATGCAGAATGGACCATTACCACCCTGACGCATTCTGTCAGCCCGGATAATGGATTTACGACCAGCATGGAGCTTGAAGTAAAGATTGATGATTTAGAAATGGAATGAATTTGTTCACAAAATGGATGTGTGGTGTATCATTATGTGATTGCGGGAATTGGTGGGGGAAACGGATATGATGAATTGTCCGAAATGTGGACATGCGGCGCATACTCGTAGCAGCTTTCGGGTATCTGATAACACTAAGGAGCGTTACTGCCAGTGCCAGAATATTAATTGTGGCACCACCTTTGTCACACATGAAACAGTGGTGCGCTTTATTGTCACCCCTGGACTAATCGATCACGCTCCGCCACACCCATTAAACAGTGGTCAAGGCCACATGAATTTCTAA